GCTCTACCTGTTGACGATATCTGAGATGCATATCAGCTATATCAACTGAATCTAACTTCTGTAATTCTTCAAGAGTTTCTTTAGAATACTCATCTCCGTTAGCTTCTTCCCACAGCTGATCTAAGATTCCATCCTCATAAGAATCTTCTTCAGTTTCATTTTCATCTTGTTGATCTTCTTCTGACTCCACTTCTTTACTATCTTGGGAGTCCCCAGCTTCCGGGCTATCTTTAGAACCTTTGTCTCCAAGTTTTTTTTGGAGTTCGACATAGGCTTTCTCTAATTCTTGTGCATCTTTATACTTGCCAGCAAGAAGATCATCTTGAGCCTCTTGCATAGCTTCTCCTACCTGTAGAGAATCTTGCTCTTCAGCATTTAGATTCTCCATGGTAGTTACTTCTTGATTGTTTTCAAATGTTAATGTTTCTGCCATTATTGTTCAGGTGGTTGTTGTTGATCTTCTGGTATTTGTTCCTCTAGCTCTGCAGCTAGTGCAGGGTTTTTAGATGGATCTTGCATTGGAGCTTTAGCCATGTTAGGGGCTTGCTTCATCTGTTCCATCTGCATAGCTTGTTGCTGTTGCTGCTGTTTCTCTTGCTGTATATCTTGCATACTCTTAACAAGATTCAAGACATCTATACCTTGAGCTGCAGCTAATCGCTTAATTAATTCTTCAGGATTAATGTATTGCTGAATAGCTTCTGGACCCATTGTCTGACCAATGGTTTGCATGAAGTTACCTAATGCTTGTACATCCTGACCACGACCAAGAGAATTAATACCAGCAACGATGGTTGGTTTAACCATTCCTTTAGGTATCTTAGGAATCTCTCCAGTCTTCTGGAATACACTCAGCTTTCTGTTTAGATAAGGTACTAAGAATTCAATAGTAAGTAAACCAAATAGACCACCTAGCTGTTGTTCTAATTCTAGCTGGGTCATCTGGACTTCTTGTGCAGTAGTCCTCTCGCTATCTCTTACACTAAGTATAAGGAAAGCTTCATTCAATCTCTTCTCTAGTGTAGCCATCAACTGATAAGCAGTCTGGAAATCAGCTGTCTTACCAACTTGTACTACACCTATGTCATCTGGTCTACCTTGTACGATAGCCCCGTTACCTGCAGAAGCAAGTGTCTGAGGTTTAGTTGTACTACTAGGTGAGACTACAAATACAACTTTAGCAGCTGCTGCACTTCCTTCGACAAGAGCTTGTGACAGTGCTTCAAGTGATTTTAGATCACCTATAAACTGACCAACTCTTCCTCTACCATAAGCTTCTCCATCTACTGTATTAAATCTGAGTGGTAGCCAAGGTGTAGTTTCAACAGGAGCTTTACTCTTACTCTGAGGTAATACCTTATCGAATACTTCTTGATGCCATACGAATCTATTGTTCTCTCTAGTTACATGAGTGTATACATCACACTCTTCCTTGTCAGACTTAGTATCATCTACTGTAGTGTCTGGTTGATCATACAGTACCTCTTTAGGTAACTGATTCTCTATTAATTTTTTGTTGATTCTTTCTTTTGTGACTATTTCAATCACGTTGCCGTTACCATCTCGTTCTAACACAAAGCGATTCAACGGAAATAATTTCAGCCCATCTTTAGCCATGAAAATTAGAGCATTGCCACCTACAACTAGGTGCTGTAATGCTTGGTGTATTACTACACGATCATCTGATGCTGCAATAGCATCAAGGATGGTCCTCTCTATTTTTGCAAAGGATAAATCTAATTCTGATTTTACTTCTGGTGGAAACTCTTCTCCTAATTGTGACTCATCTAGCTGTAACTTAAAGAAACTAGTCTGTGGTGGAACCAGACTGAGTGATAATTTACTTGCTAATGCTACAACTCCTTTGGCTCCAACGGATTGCCAAGGAGTCTTGAGTTGTCTCATACCTTTAGAGCTTTCTTCATGCCCTTTAATAAGGTATGGTAAGGTGAGTTCCGATGCATCTTTCGCTTCGGTTAAAAACTGGGAACGATCACTGGATAAATAATCATACCTAGATTTAGCTGTCATTTTTCTATGCTGTATTTAGTGATGAGGTTGATAAGCCAAAGCGGTTCCCACCTCTTCCAAAGAACCCTCTAGATCCTCCTGTTTTAGGTGCGAATCCGGGTAGTTCATTTTGAGTTTTCACTCCACTGACTGTTTGACTTTGTTGACCATAGCCACCAGCTCCCCAGTTGGCATTGTTCCACATTGCTTGCATGTCTTTCTGGCTTTGTGCATATGCATCCTTTAAACTATTTAGAGTATCTGTTAAGCCAGAGAAGTTACCGAGTAATGTGTTATATTGCTCGTCAGACATGCCTCCCATGCCACCACCACCACCAGCTTGTAACTGATCATGCTGGTCATATACTTTTTGCTGTAACCAATCCTTTTCATTAGTCCAGTTAGGATTAGGTGTACCATCAGCGTTATACATATCACTATAACTAGCGACTGTTCCAGCTCTAACACCATCACCTTTGTTTATGGATTCTGCAGCTGCTCTTGTATGCTTTGCCCAAGGTGTATTATACTCATCGCTTTGTGCGATAGCTCCTTTAATACCAGAGATAGCATCTGCTGAAGTTTTTCCACCAGCTATTGCTTGATTGTACTGGTCTGTCCAGAAATTTTTTCCTTCATCTTTTACATCTCTACCAAGTAAATTCTTGTAGATTTGATTGATATCAAAAGTCATTTTATTTATGTTGTTAAGTTAAAATCCCCTTGCTGCCATAGATGCTGCTATGCTGGGGAAGAAGCCACGACCTGTAGGTTTCTTTCCTGTAGGTTTAGCTCTACCTTTTGGTCTACCTGCAAATCTTGGATCTATGTTTACACCTTTCCATGGTAGTGGTCTAGCTATATTTCTAGATGGCTTACCTCCACGGTGATGAGGTCTACCAAATCTTGGGTTTTCCCTTTCGTATCTACGTTTCTCAACTCCACGAATAGCTGCTTCTCTATCAGCTTCACTTCTTCCTTTGAACTCATCACTTCGTAGTATATTCTGTCTGATCTGATCCATTGATTGTCTACCAGATCTTGATTCATTTCTCCAGTATTCTAATCCTTCTTGATCAGCTTTCCTACCAAGTATATTCTCGTACATCGCTGCGATTGTATCTCTTCCTCTGATAGGTCGTGGTGTTGGGAAAGGGAAGCCCGGACCAAACTGATCTTGTCCTCTTATAGGACGGAATCCTCCTATTTGTTGATCTTTTCCTCTGATAGGTCTCATCGCTCGTCTATCACGTATCCTTTCCCAATCTTCTGGACGCATCATCATATCTCTAGCTGCAAATCTACTACCAGCGGGAGGTCTACTACCACCTCTATTAGGTGCTCTGTATCCATCACGTATTCCTAATTTAGTAGGTGCGTTGAACTGATGTTTCCAGCTGAAGTCTCTTACTCTTTTAGGAAGTTTATTATAGACTGCTCTTGTTAGTCTATTCTTATCTAAACCTAAAGCTTTATAAGCTTGAGATACATTAACATTAGCTTTAAAACTAGGATTCATTCTTGAGTAATCAAGACCGAACTGATTCTTTAGTCTATCAGCCCGACGATTATACTTTGCTTGTTTACTAGAACGATCAGCTCTTGCTTGCTTTACTTTATTAGCTGCTGCTCTTGCTGATGATGCAATACTACGAACTCCAGCAAAACCTTTAGTCTTACTTGCAACCTTACCAACTGCTTTAGCTACACTTCTAAGACCTTTACCTACACTCTTCCTTGAGACAGTACCTTTAGCTCTTCCGAATCCTTTACCTCTGTTACCTTGACCGCCTCTTCTACCTCTACTACTTGATTTACTCTTTGACTTTGACTTACTTCCTCCTCCTACTGAGCCTCTAGCTCTTCCGCTTTTACGTCCTCGGTTTCCTTGGCCTCCTCTGCGACCACCTCTACGGCCTCCTCTACGTGCCATGATTAGTCCTCCAGCCTCTTGGCTATCCACTCTACGACAGAGCGTTGTCCTGATTTGTACATGATTGCTCCTATATCTTCTTTAGGATGTGGGTTTACTGGTGGAAATTTTTCCTCCAATTCTTGAAGGATTGCTTGTGCGTTTGGCCCTATTAAAGGCTCAAGCATATTGGGGTAGGTTGACATTGCTATGCTCAAAGAATGCTGGCATCCTTGCTGACCGTGTATCAGAAAGCTGTGGAGCTTTTCCCTCATACATTAATCGGTCTGATGAATCCAGCCAAAAATTTTTGTCCAAATATTTATCGGTAGTATTTATACCTAGTGGTTGAAAGATCCAATTAATTGTGGC